GCCGGTGGGGCCGAGAACAACGCTCAACTATGACGGCACTTTTGATACCACGTGCGCTCATTGCGGTGGAAACGGATGCTTTGCTTGTCTTAAAAGCGCAGCCCCTACGCCTGAGCGTGCGGACGCTGAACGAAAATACACCGCCGCCGAAATGGAGCAATACGGCAAGGCTTATGCCGATGCGCGAGACAAGCGTGCGGACGCCGGGAAGGATGCGGCGCTGACTGATGAGCAGATCATCGAGATTTTCCAGGACCACTACACCGAAGAACCCGGAGACGCGGAGCCGGGTCACATATTGCCGTTCGCCCGCGCAATCCTAGCCGCTGACAAGGAGCCGAAGTAATGCCGAAGTCCAGTAGCCCTCGCAAGCCGCGCAAGTTACGCGAGGTCAAGAATCACATAATGTATCTGAAGAACGCTGACGAGCCAATGCAGGGAGAGGAACGGCTCGAAGTGCTGACAAGCGTTCACATGGCCGCCCTCTCCTTCTCGCGCGGTACGGCGACGAAAGCCGAATGGGACACGATCGTAATTGGCATGAACATTGCCATTGTTCTGAGCGAGAGCGCAGGAAATCGCGAGATCGGACTGCGTGCGCTGTACGACGCGCAGAACGCCATGATCGAGGTCGCCGAGCGGTTCCATGTGCGAGATAGCTTTGTGCTGACTGGCGACGAACTGCGGGCGATGAATGGCGGAATTCACGTTTTCGAGGCGCTTGTCGACACGGTGAGCCGTCGGCAGTACACGCGAGCGTGCGCCGAGTACACAAAGCGGCTGAGCGCGGGGAAGGCTGTGCAGATCCGCAAGGGGAAGGCGACAGAGCGGTTCGAACTGAGGCAGGCTGCGTAAGCAAGGAAGGAACCAAGGAAGGTTGAAACCTTGGTTCTTTCCAACCATCCTTTCTTGCTTTATTCTTTCCAAGATAACAAGGAAGGAAGGAACCAATGAGAACCCTCGTGTTTTCCTGCCTGAAGGGTGGGAGCGGAAAGACGACGCACAGCGCACACGTAGCTGTGGCGCTGGAGGCGATGGGGAAGGGGCCAGTCGTCACGATGGATCTCGACCCGCAAGGATCGTTCTCTGCCTGGTGGAATGACCGACCGACGGCGACGCCTGCGTTCGCCAAGGTGGAGGATGCGAAGCACCTGCCGGCGAAGCATGCCGAGCTGGCTAAGGCTGGCTTTGAGTGGTGCATCATCGACACGCCACCGCAGGACCATGAGATAAACCGCACGGCGATCCGGCTGGCCGACCTCGTTATCATCCCGGCCAAGCACTCGCCGCACGACATTCGGGCCGCTGAGAGCACGGTCGAATTGTGTGAGCAGGAGAACAAGAAGTTCTATTTCCTGCTAAACGAGACGAACGGGAAGGCCGTCACGCTGTCTGCCACGCGAAAGCTGGCATCGATGGGGCCGGTTATCCCGCACGCTGTACCGAAGCTGAACGGCTATTGGGAGTCGATGATACCGGGCCTGACGTTTCAGGAAGTCAGCCAAGGGACCGGCGCCATCATCATAGACAACGTGACAAACTTCCTTGTTGGCCTGTTCGACAAACCAGCGAAGAAGGAGAAAGCCCATGTCTAAGGCGACGCTCGATATGGTTGTGACGAAGAAAGGGGCCGCGGCGCCGGCAACCTTGGAAGCAAGCAAGGAAGAAACCAAGGAACCAAGGAAGGAAGCAACCAAGCAAGAACCTGAGAGAGAGGCGAGAAAACGCCCTTGGGACGGCCAAGACGATGTGGTCAAGGCCAATTATGAAGTGCCGCGCCGGATTCAGACGAAGCTCCACACCCTCAAGACATGGGGGAGAATCGAAAACCTAAAGGGGTTCGTGTCTGAGGCGCTTGAGAAAGCGCTTGATCGAGAGATCGCCGCGGCCGAGCGGGAAGGGTACTGATGGCACCGAACGACGAGAAAGAGCAGTTCGAGCTATTCAAAGCCGAGACGACATGGTTCCACGTTTTCCGGAGCATGATCGAAGGCGGAGACGTCGCGCGGATGGGTCCGAGCGCATTCACTGTGTACGCAGTCATCAAGGCGCATACGAACTTCTCGACCGGCCGCGCGTTTCCCGGAATAGAGACAATCGTCGAGAAGTCGGGGATCTCGAAACGTCAGATCATTAACGATCTGAAGACGCTGGAAGAATTCGGCTACATCACGAAAACGAAAAGCGGGCGCGCCAACGTCTACACACTGCGCGAGAAGGTGGGCATACAGGACGATCATGGGCGCCCGGTAGCCTCGGCGACATGGGATTACCTGCCGGCCGGCGTGAGCGGCGCTGTGGCCGATCTGAAGAACGTCCTGATGTCAGGCGACTTTGCCGGCGCGAAGATCGTCAACATCGAGCGCTTGACGGTCAACATCAACAATTTTCACGACGCGTCAACACAGATAAATGTGCAACAATTGTTAGACGATATGGAGAAGCTTCCGCCAGAAATGCGAGATCGCCTGCAATCGGCGTTCATGAAATCGCGGCGCTGACTGTGGATAACCGAGGCTCGAAGCCCCTCTTGTTATATAAAGAATCTCTTCTTGTTAGGGTGCAGCACGTGCACCTATTAGCGGGATAAAGGTGCAGATCGTGCACCTTTCAACCGGCCACATGTGCAGAGCCTGCACCTATCAGCAGGCGCCTAAATAACAAGCAACGAAAGTTCGATCATTGCTAATTCGCAAACATGAAATCTTGGACCTACGCCGAATTGACCGAAAAGACCGAGCGCGAGATTCGGGGCGCCCTCAACGGTCCCGACAAGGAACTGGGGCGCACGTGGGCATGGGGCGCTTACATGCTGTGGCACAGCTTGACCTCTTTCGAGCCAGGATGGACCCAAGAGGATGACAATCGCCTAGCGAACACGATCCGGGAATTTCGATAAACTCTATTATGTCAAACGCCAAAAATAATCAGACATTTGCCACCGCGCCAGTTCTGCTGGCCCTGCTTGGCCTTGCGTTCAGCTTCTGGCTCGCCTACTACATCGGAGGCGGCTGAATCACTGAACGCGCAGCGCATCGATCTTGCATGCGGCTGTTGCCGTGCTGGTCGTGAAAATGGCATTGGCTACGCAGTACGCAGTGCCGGACGTGGAGATATTCACGTACACGATCGGCGTTGAGAAGCCACTTCCTTGACCGGCCGCCGTGTTGTTGTTGCTCAACTGGAAATACTGGTTAGCGGCGAGCGTGGCCGATGTCGTTGAAATGCCGCCGTATTGGGTTTGCATAACCGTGCTGCCGGCCGGCGTGAAAATGACCTGCGCCCACACCAGCCAGATCCCCGCGGTCAGCGGAATGCTTGTTGCATTCACCGCCGTTCCGCTGGTGAGGGATACGCCGGATGCGTTAGCCGTCAGATGCTCGCCGACCTTGCCGGCCGCCGTCGTGGCGCCGTTGGTCACGCCCGCAATAACCGGAGTAGTGAGCGCGGGGCCGATATTGAACACTGCTACGCCGGTTCCTGTTTCATCGGACAGCACGCCGGCGAGCTGAGTGCTTGTCGTCGACGCGAACTGCGATAGGTTGCCGGTAGTGGCTGCGGGTGCTGCGAGATTCGCGCTGTCCCAAGGTGTCGCACCATTGAAGGTCGGGCGAACGGAGAACGTCTGCGCGGACGACCAGGTATTCGTGCCGTTCAGCAGAGGAACCGTTGCGCCGCTCGTCCCGGTGCTGGCTGTAGCCGCGGTCCCGAGCCCGAGATTGGTACGCGCGGTGGAGGCGCTGACCAGATCAGACAGGTTGTTTGCCTTGGCTAAACCGCCGAGGCCGGACAGCGTAACAGTCGACCATGCCGGCGCAGTCGTCGGCCCCGTCGAAGCGATCACCTGCCCCGAGGTCGAGCCGGCAGGACTGAGCAACTGGATAGGCGTCGTCGTGGCGCCGAATGCCAGTGCCGAGAAAAGCGCGAGCACGCACAAGAAGATTTTTTTCACTTAGAAGCCCCCTTCACCTTTTCAAAAGTACGCAGGCCGCCGAGGCCTAACATTCCCATCATCAGTTGCCACAGGTTCTCGTCGAGTCCAGGCATTGCCGGTAGCGGATGACCGATCGCAACTACGCCCCAACTGACGATCGGCCGGATCAAGTATTGATAGGCGAGCGCGCAGGCGCAGACCCATCCGATCGCCGGCCGCCAGCCCGAGACAAACACGGCACCGTTCCCGGCTTCGGTCTGGTTCACGCCAATCTGAGCCTTGGCGATTTCGAAGGCTTGGTCCATCTCCTTGAATTCGCCGGCCTGCTGCGCCTTGAAAAGTTCAAGCTTCGCCGCCGCCGCCTGCTGAGGGTCGGGCCAAACTCGGTCGATGATCTTCGAGCCGAAGTCGAGCACCGAACTAATGCCGGTGATGTCGAGCAATCCCATGTCAGACCCCTTTGCGCATCATGTCGGCTAGACGTGTCGCCCTGCCCTTCACCTGCGTCGCCCACGTCGAGTTGAGAAGTTCCGCAGAAGCAATGTCGTACTTCCCCTGACGAGCGGCCGTGAGCGCTTTCGTGAAGCCAAGAAGGCGGTTGATCCCCATGTTGAAACATAGGTTCGCGATGACGCGCATTCTGACGTCGTTCAGATCCGTCCACCAGGGCAACGCGCGGTCGAGATCGTGAAAGACATCTTCGAGATCGTCGTCGAGCAGGGAATTGACCTGAACATCATTGAGCGGGCAAGACCAGCCAGCCGGCATCGGCTTCGCTTGCAGGTTATGGCCGACGCCGACCGTATCGATACCTTTCGTGTCTTTGTAGACAGAGTATCGAACGCCCTCATCGCGGCGCAGCTCGGCAATCAGCTTCTGAAGGTTTTCGTTGTTCATTTCCGAAACAACTTGTCGTAAATCAGAAAGACCGTTTGCAGGATGGTGTATAGGATCGTGATAACGACTAACCAGTCCTGCAGCCCATAACCAAGCAGCGTCGCGACAGTCGCCGATAACGGCGGTGCAGCCTTGGCTGCGCTTGCTGCCAAATCGTTCATTTCAATTCCCCGAGTGGTCTGTGTGTTTTATGTTTAGAAGGTCCGCGTAAAGCTTCCTGCTACTTCGATTACTGCGTTGGTGCCACCGGGATAGGCGTTCGCCACCGTGCGAACAGTGGCTACATTCCCGACGATGCTTACGACCAAGCCCGATCCCGTCAGCACGTTTTCGCGGCCATACCCCATACCGAAGGCGGCAGAGAACGGCAGCGTGAACGTGAACGTCTGTCCAGCCGTGCCGTTATTCGTGATCTGGAATTCAGCGTAAAACTCGACTTCCGAGTTCTTTTCTCGGTAGTACGCTGCGAGGGTCGAAACAGCGGTGAGCGTGCCAGTGCCGGCGCCCACAGTCGGAGTCCACGAGAGATATCCAACGATCGGGTCTTGGCAGTAAGCCTCCGCGCTGTGGCCTGTCTTCTGAACGCGAACGGATGACTGTCCTTCGATCTTGTTCTGGAAGAACACGTTGTTCTGCGGGAATCCGCCGGCGCCGATCTGCGTCTCAAAGATGCCGTAGTTCAGTTTGCCGCCGCCGGTATCTTCGACCGTGTTGTTTCGGACGATGTTGCCGGAGCACGTCGCGCCGTACAGGATCACGCCAGCGCCGCCGCCATTGACTGGCCCGAGCCCAAGCTGATTGCTGTCGATAATGATGTTGTCGGATGCCTCGCACTGGATGACAGACCAGCCCGACGTAGCATCAGCCGCGAAGGCGATGCCCGACTTCCCGCAACCGACGATGCGGTTACCACGGTAGCGAATGCGGAAGATGCCGCCGCTGCCGTTGGCGCCGAGCGACATGCCAAAATCCTGCGACACGCCCGCGTCCCAGGTGAGCACGTTCCCGTACACGTCACCATCTGACGCGCCATCGCCGCCGTAGGTGATACCCTCCTTCACGCTGTTGTGAACGCGATTGGAATACATCTGACCGTGAGTGACGAACTGCATCGTGATACCAAAGCCGCCAGCGTTCACGGATACGCAGTCGTGCATCTGGTGACGCGTGCCGAACTGCATGACGATCGCCGTGCTGCCCGTTGTTTCAACGTGGCAATCGCGAATGGTGTTCGTGCTGCCGCTCGATCCGTCAAAAAGAATCCCGACGTTCACAGCCTTCATGACCGTCACGCGCGCCGCGGTCGAGTGTGTCCAGTTCGACGTGTAGATGCCGATGGAGCCGCCTTCCGGCATGTAGATGTCGTGAACGTAGTTGCGATCGCCCGGATTGCCGAAAATAGGAATCACGCCGGGGAAAGTCGCAACCAGCGCGATCATCTGGAGGCCGCCGATTTCAATGTTCGAACCGGACGTCACCCACCACGAAGACCCGGAGAAGCCAGGGATCGGCTTGACGATTGACGACACGCCCTCACCCAAGACAGCAGTATTCGACGGGATCGTGATCTGACCCATTACATACGTACCGGCCGGCACAATGACCTGGCGCCCTTTGTTCACGGCAGCCTGGAATGCCGCCGTGCTGTCGATAACACCAAGGGGATCGGCGCCGAAATCAAGTACATTGACCGTGCTGATGCGGTTCGAAAGCTTGGAGCCGTCCGCGACCTTCGCATCCGTCACCGTGCCGTCAGAAGGCGCGCCAGTGACGCGCGTTGCGCCACCGCGGATATAGACGCTTTGCACTCCTACGGGAATGGGCGAAATGAACGCGAGCGACTGGCCGACGAGCGTGTATTGTTCCGGTCCTTGAAACGCGGAATCGAAGAACACTTCGATGTTCGATTTCGACAGGTACGAATTGGCGAGCGTCAGCGAGAGCGTAACGCCCGGCGTAAAGCCTGCACCCGACACGAACGTCTCGACGGTTGCACTTGCCGCAAGCGCAGCAATGTCCGCCTGCGTCAGATAACGCCCATCGAGCACCGAGATAGGCAGCGCACGCGTCACGCCGTTCGCGTTGCTCCACATCGGCAACTTGTCATCGGAACTTACCGACGATGTAACGCAAAGATCCCCGATTGTGGACATTTTTAGCTCGTAGTGTGTTCAGCGATGGCGCCGTATTTGCCGGCGATCACATCGGTATAAATGACGACGCCGTATGGCATAACGTCGGTCGGCGTTGCCGTGAACTTCAGCGGCGACGCACCCAATGACGGAAAAACGATGTCGACAGCAATCGCCGTATGAGCGGCATCCACCCATCGAGGATTTGAGACGGACGTGTATTCCATCACGCGACCCTCACGTATTGCCAAACGTTGTTGAAGTTGGAGCCCGTCTGCGCCCACGTTCCAGGCAGCGTCGGCGGATTCACACCTGACGACGAGCCGACAGCGACAGAGCCGACGCCATTCGCCTGCTGATTCGACAGCAACGTCGCCTGCGTAACAGCCTGAGAGCCGTTGACAATAAGCGGCGCATTGGGAAGGTTGTACGTGTTCGGGCCGGCGCTATAAGAAAGGTCGCGATCACCAGCAGCGTTCAGGAAAACCGTGCCACCTTGCGCGTGCAGGTTCCCAGATGAATTGATGTCAGCCGCGGCCGTGATGCCCGAGGGAGTCGTGATCGAGCCGTTCGCACTGAAGACAATCCGGCTGAGTTCCGTTAAGCCATCTGCGGAAAGATTGCGGAAGACATAGCCGCCAGCGCCGGAGCCGCGGTTATTGGCAAAGTACGTCGATCCGTCCGACCCATCATTCCAAGTGACAAAAACACCCTGCGCGTTAAAGCCGGGGTTATTGCTGTTGATATGAATCCATGACGCCTTCAGGAAGTCACGATCGAGGTAATACCGCGAACCGTCGCTCCCGACGATGACGCTAGGGATGCTTTCGGGCGACGTAGTATCGGTCGGCTGGTAGACATACATGCCGAACCCAGACACCCACACCTGGTTACTAGACGAGCCGCTGCGAGCACGAAGCGCTGCGAGATCCGCTGCGCTCTGAACGCTGGAATTGCCGAGCGAAATAAGCGCCGGGTCAACTTCATTGAGGGAGGCGTAGACGAGCCGCCCCGCTCCATCCAAAACAGTGATGGAGTAAGGAATCGGGCAAAACATGTGAACCTGCGCGCCGGCCGATACGGCGTGACCGTGTACCGTGCGGATAGGCTGTGCCAACGCGACAATCTCGTCTGCGTCGGAATACACCGTGACCGGGTAAGCAACTGGATCTAGACCGGGCTTGCCGATATAGATAGAACCGGATTCGAGCGGTTGCCCGTAGAGATCCGTAAAAAAAGGAAGCGCACGCGCCTCGCTAGTGGTTGCCATTATGCTACCCCCATCTTTGGGGTGGTGATACAATTCCGTAAAACAACTACGGATAACGAACTATGCGGGTTTGCTCTATTGAAGGATGCGACGGGAAGCATCAAGCGCTTGGCTTTTGTCGAAAGCATTATCTTCGCCAGTGGTCCGGGAAGAATCCTGTAATCGATCCGAGGCCGGAAATACCTGCCGAACAACGCTTCCATGAGAAGTACAGCATCAACGAAAGAGGATGTTGGGTTTGGAATTCGCAAAGCTCTCGCTTTCGCTCTTGCTCCTTCTGGTTCCGAAAGGAGCGAATGACGGCATATCGCGCCTCGTACATCATGTACAAGGGAGAAATTCCAGATGGCATGGTTGTTCGCCACAGATGCGATGACCCCGCATGCGTCAATCCAGAGCATCTTGAGTTGGGAACACAGAAGGAAAATTGCGCTGACAAGGTTCTGCGCAATCGCTGCAATGCGAAGGCTGGAAGCGCGCATTCGAATACCTCGCTGACCGAAAGTGATGTGCTGGAAATACGAGCATCTTCCGAAAGCAGGAAGACGCTCGCACTCCGATACGGCGTCCACTACATGACGATCTGCGACATCATCTGGCGCAGAACGTGGACCCACATCTGATCAGGTCTGGTTGAACAAAATTACGCCCGCCATTTCAGGATTTGTCACGGAGACGCCATACATCGCATCGACACGATACAGCGACTTGTACGTTTCGATGTGCGCCTGCTTGGTCATCACGATCTCGATGCCCTGGTCGGTCGTGCCGCGCATCACTGCAAGGCCCTGATCCGACGGAACCGCGAGGCGACCCGGCAGGATTTCGACCGCTTCCTTCTTCCAGAAGCAATTCACGCCCGACGTGACCGTGTTGAGCCAGGTGATCGCTGCGCCCGCTGCCGGGGTTGCCGTCACGTTCTTATACGCGAGTTCTGCGTCCGTGGCGCCCTGACCCGAGATGATCGCCGGGGTGATCTGAACCGTACCCGTACCGCCCGCACCCGAAACGATGCCGACCACGCGGAAGGTCTTGAGCTGGCCCGTGTCGATCTTCGTGATCGGATGCACGTTGTTCACGCCTGCGATCGTGAAGGCATCGCCGACCTTGACCGTGCCCGACGTGACAGTGATCGCCAGCGCCTGGATGCGGTTGTCGACGTTCGACTGGAGCGGGCCGCTCGGCGATGCTGCCAGAGCCTTCGGAACCGTGTACTGGTTCGCACCGTTCACCGTGACCGTCACGCCAGCAGCAGCAGCAAGGCGCGCGAGGTAGTCAGCCTTGAGCACGCGCTCGAAGCCTGCCACTTGGCGGCCGACCGTTGCCATTTCGTAGGCGGTCGCTGCCTTCTGGCCTTCGACCAGATATGCGCGGCTGGCGAGGTTGCCGGCCATTGCGTTGTAATCGCGCGAACCGAAGACCGAGTAACGGCCGTCGTAGTCGATGCCCGACTCATTCATCAGCGAATCAGCTTGCGCCAGATCGTCGAAGCCGGTCGCAGCGACCGTGCGCTTCACGACGAGCGAGCCAAGCGTCGAAACGGCGTTCACGACGTCGACGTTGATGTCGGAGGCGATCTTTTGCTTCGCAGCCGTGCCGAGGCGGTTTTCTTGCAGCGCGTCGCGCAGTTCGGTCGCGTCCATCGTCCACGGGGAGCTACGGATCGTGTCGATTGCGGCCGGAACGGTAAGCTGCGTCTTGCCGACGAAGTTTGCGGTTTGATCGAGGCCCGAGAACGAACGGGCGATGTACGGCATCGGGCGGCGAATCATATCGCCAGCGCGGGCCATCATCGTTTGATCGTTCGAGAAGACGGTGACGGCTTTCGACATGACCAGTTGGTCATTGAAGCCTTCGAGGAGGTTTTCGAATGCGATGCGCTCTTCTTTCGAGAACGAGTTCGCAGTCGAAAGGAACGGTGTTGCCGGAGGCTGTGCCATGATTGGTTATCCTAAATAAAACAACGAAAAGAAATGGCGGGTTCGCCACTGATTTCGCATCCAGCTAGGACTAACGCTCAAGGCGCCGATGGGGCTGAGATACGTTGATGCTTGCGATGTACCGGGCAAGGATTTATCTCATGCCCGATACATTTCGCTTTCCCGAATGGTACTACTTTACAAAAAGTGTAGCAACTACTGGATTACTTCTGCATCTGCTTCTTGTACTGGACGACCTTCGAGTAATCGCCCGTGCGCTCGGCTTCTGCG